TTAATGAATGATAAGCTTATAGGACCTAAGAAAAGCAAATTGAAAATACCTCCAAAAGACTATATACTCCCGCTACCAAAACCTAAAAATGAAGATTAGTGAAAATACATCTGTAAGCATGCCAATGAAGAATATGATTGGTATAGTCGTAGCCGTTGCTATGGGTGTGTTTGCATATACAGAAGTGACAGCTAGACTAACAAGTTTAGAGACATCAAGAGAATTATTCCAGGCAGATCTACTTAAGAAGAGTGAGCAAAAGCCCACGGACCAAGAACAATTTATGTTAATAGAATCTTTGTTTGGTGATGTAGAAAAATTAATTACAAATCAAGAACAAAATATGACTAACAAAGTTAATATAGAATTTCTTAAAACACAACTAGAAAAAGCATTAGAAGATGTAGAACAGTTAAAAGATAAGGTAAGAGCCAATGGAACGAGTCACTAGAAAAATTGTACAATACCTAGAAGACATGGAAAAGAAAGCTAAACAAATGAGCTTTACTAAAAATTTAAAAAAAGAAGTTGAAACTGGCAAGCATGGTACACAAAAATATGTTATCAAGCAAGGTGAAAACAAAGGTAAAACAGTATGACTGAAGTTGTTATTGCATTGTTAATGATTGTTAACGGAGAGATTAAAGAACACAGAATACAAGAGTCTATGTCTCATTGTTTAAAGGGTAAAAGAATTGCTATGCGTGAATCTAAAAAACATATAGAGTATCATTGCTTAAAATCAGAGGCTGAGACAGAAATTTATTTAGGTGAAAAATCTATAAAAAAGCTTATATTAAAGTAATGAAAATAACTGCAGAAATAGTTAATGGTAAATGTCCAACGTGTGATGAGTTCACAATGTTAGTTGGATTAACTAATGAATTATATAGATGCATGAATTGTGGTTCTGATTTACAACAACATGTTAATGGTAAAATAAGTTATTTACCTGTCCTTACATCACGTAATGATGGTAACTCACATTTTGTAAAAGAATGGAAGAATGGCTAAACAAAGTTTTAAGTTCTTTACACCTCGTGATAAACCCAAGAAACGTGGACCACGGAAACATAAAAAATCATTAAACAAAGCAGAAAAACGTCAGAAAAAACAAACTCGTTACAAAGGCCAGGGTTGACAAACATCCTCTGATATCCTATATATAGGATATGAAAGAAAAAACTATAACAATTACAGTAGAAGGTACCAATCCAGGTCAATGGTCTAATCTTGTACTTGAATTAAATTTAATAAAAAAAGCTTGGAGATCTTATGGCGTAGACATAGATTTAAAAGCACCTGGTATTAAAAATATAATTGATTGGGGCACTAGAAATTTTGACTCAAAAACTTTTAAAAAAATTTGAAAGCTCAAGGGCGTCCAAATCTTGCCGATGGCATTTCCCTGTACGTTAGCGATGACCGCAAGGTAGCAACCTGGAGTTTGGCCCCGTAATAGTACGTGCACGGAAATTACGGGGTTTTATATGATTTTATCGGGCTTACACGAAAACTTTGTGTAAGCTTTATAACTGTTTGTCCATTCTGGATCAAAACTTGCCATTAATTTGTGTGAGTAATCATAGCCATGAACTATGCACGAACTATAGTCGTCAAATAATATTTGAGGTGTAGGTATAACCTTGCAATTATTTGCAGCTATCTCACTACATAAAACCATTAATAAAACTATTTTTACCATTGACAAATCCCTGTTAACATCCTATATATTGCTCATAATTAAATGAAAGGAAGTCATAATGACTGATATAACTAAATATAGAAATGTTTCTTTAACACATGAAACATACAAGACATTGATAAGTTTGTCGAAGGTATTATTGCCCGATGCACAATTATCTATAAGTAAGACCATTGAATCAATTGCAAATGAGAAAGCGAAGAAGTTAAATGGAAAAATTAAAAAAAGCTAAAGTGACAATAACTGTTTGCCCGACGTGTAAGGGCAACGGCTATTTAAGGGTTGCAACAGAAGGTAAAGATACGGTACACCAATGTTGGGACTGTGATTCGGAAGGGGAATTCTATGAAGTCGATGATATGGGTTGGATTGATGATGGTACTTCTGACAGCTTGCACTAGAGATCTGAGTCCTAATCCATGGACTACAGTCGTTAGAACGTTGGTAAAGCATGGCTCACAGTAAACACATAAAAGGTGATCGTGCTGAACTAATTGCAGCACAACACTTCATGAATCTTGGCTATTCTGTACACAAGAATATGTCAGGACATGGACCAGTTGATATGGTGTTAATTGATGAAGACGGTGTAGGAGATGTCATATTAGTTGATGTTAAGGCACTAAGTTTACGCACCAAGAATGGTTGGAAAGTAAACAGGACTCCAACAAAGAAACAAAAAGAATTGGATGTACAATTAATTTTTGTAAATTTAGATACAAACGAAGTCTTTGATGCCATGCCAGTTAAAAAAGATAAACAAGTTAAAAAAACGGATATGACTAACGTTGTACCGTTTGAAAGGAAAAAATAATGTTTGATAAAATAATATACACTAGCCTTCATTTTATAATGAAGTGGGCAGGCACATTAAATGCGTGGGCCTGGAGAAAACATGCTAAGATTTTAGAGGATAAGCGTCAAAAAGAAAATGAAGAGTATGTAAAAGAGTTAGAAAAGAAGTTATGATGAATGATAAGGATGTAAAGGATTATCATAAGATGGTAGATACACTGACAAAACAATCTAAGGCCATCAAGTTAAATGATAAGTATAAGTATCAAACCGGCAAACAAATCACGGACCCTGATACAGGAAAACGTGTGTATGAGATAAGTTCTTATAGACTTCCTAGTGTTACTACGATATTAGGAGCCACCAAAAATCAAGAATTTTTAACCAAATGGAAGGCCAAAGTCGGTGAAGCAGAAGCAGAACGAATCAAGAATGTATCTAGTGCACGGGGCACTAGTATGCACAAATTCCTCGAGTCATATGTTACAGGAGTTGGCTACGATGATCTTACAGAACTCGGACAGGCGGCGAAGCCCATGGCCAAAAAAATTATTGAAGTGGGTCTTGCACCAGTTGAAGAGTATTATGGTAGTGAGGTTACGTTACACTATCCAGGCCTATACGCAGGCAGTACAGACCTTGTATGCCTTCATAATGGCATGGAAAGTATTGTTGACTTCAAACAAAGTAATCGTCCGAAGAAGAAAGAATGGATCGAAGATTATTATATGCAAATCGCAGCGTACGCCATGGCACACGACTACGTCTACGGATCAGCGATCAGGCAAGGAGTTATCATGGTATGCACGCCTGACCTATATTACCAAGAATTTAGGATCACGGACCACGAATTAAGAGGCTTTAAACATAAGTTTTTGAAGAGATTGGACATGTATCATGACCTAATGTTTGATGAGAAAGAGCAAGTTACTCTTGGTGATCTTAACGTTTTACTAACAGAGATGACAAAGGAGAAGAAATGAAGATACACGGATACTACATCGATAAACACGGATCATGGATCTTGTATGAAACCAAAAAAGGTAAGATAATAAAAAGGAGAATGAAATGAACGATAAGTTGTTTAGAACGATTCTAAAGAGGTATGAAGCTACGATTGAAGACGCACGTTATAAGATTGATATAATCTGTGAACAAAATTTAGTTATACCTGAACACATAGATATTACAGGTGAGATTGACAAACTGTTACAAATTATTGCAGAGGCTGAAGACAAGGTGGCAATAATGAGGAAATATTATGTCCAAAATAAGACAGACAAAGCAATTTTATAAAAAAAGTGCGAACTCTAGGGGTCGCAAAAGGCCCAAAAGTGCGAACTTAGGGTTCGGCAGCGTTCGCACTTTTAGTCAAAAACAGGTCAATTGTGTCCAAATTGTGTCCAAATATGACCTTCGCCACATTTCTGCCACAAAAGTGCGAACCCTACCCCCTGTTTTGCGAACCCATTTTACGCCAATGCGAAGGCTTGCGAAGGCAGGGTTCGGCGCTTATTCGTCAAGTATACCAACACTAATAGCTCAATTTTGAACATTCTGCGACACTTCAAATGAAAAAAATATTTTAGCGCGAATTATTTTTAAATTGTCTTATAGAGTTCGCAGATGTAAAAGAGATTATGCCCAGAAAAAAATCTAGAAGAATAAATAATTACAATAAACCTAAAGTTGTAAAACAAGAAGTTAAGTTTCCGTACAAACGTGTACGTATTGATTGGATTGATATCATCACTGAAGGTGGCTGGGGCAGTGTAAAAGAATTTAATGATATGAAGTTAGCTACACCTGTAAGTGAAGGTTGGTTGTTTTCTAAAGACAAAGACACTGTAAGAATATTTGCAGGTTATGATGTTGATGATGATGGTACTATTACTTTTTCGGAGCGTTCGGTGTTTCCGACTTCGTGTGTGAAGAAGATAACGAAGGTTCATTAGATGGAGTCACATTTATTAACTGGCCGTAATCGTCTAATATCTGTTTCATTTTTGCTTCTAGCTCTTGTTCTGATAGGTCCTCTAGTTTTCCTGTTTTTATTATCTTTCTATCTATGTACAGTCCTGCTGCTTTTCCTCTGTTTGCTTCCGCATTCACTGCAGAAGAAAATGATCCTTTTTTTAAAGCGGCCTCTCTAAGTCTTGCAAGTTCTGCAATATGATTTTCATAAGTCACTTCATGTTTTCTAATTCTTTCTTCTCTTAACTGACCTAAATATTTTACAACAAGTGGTGACAGTCTTGGATTGCATAATTCTGATCCTTCTTGTCTTGCACGTTTAGGACTATAGCCAGCAGCTGTAGCTGCCTCTGTTTGTGTCATTGGTCCTTCAGGTCCACCGAATACTAAAAACTCAGCAAATCTTTGTTGCATTTCTGTTAATCTTTTTGGAACGCCCATGTTGACATTTTAGGGTAACATTGTTATATTGTCAACATATGAAAGATGATCGAGGAGAACTAGATTTAACTAAGCAGATAGAAAATCTAACTGAAACTATTAATGGCTACAAGCTTTTAATTGATATGCACAAAAAAGAATTGTGGGATTTAAGACAGATCGCATCTGATAATGAAAAGAATAAAAATCTCTTGCAAGGTTATAAAAAAGTGATACAGGATCTATCAGCAAAGTTAAGACAAAAAGATTCATGAGAGTACAAGACCTTCAGTTGTTTCTTAGTAACTTTACAAAAGGATCTGACGCAGTAAAAAATGCTGTCATCTTCGTAGAGATAAAAGGAAACTTACATGAGATTAGACGAATGGAAGTACATGAAAATGCTACTCCAATCATCGGTCAACCAGGCCATAGTGCACACAGGTTAGTTATGAAAACCGAGAAACCTTCTAAGCTTATCTTGCCAGATAAACTTCAGAAGGACTATTAATGAATGACAATGTTACTTTAAAAAAACTGTGGGACCTGAGCGTAAATTCTATCAAAAAATTAAGAATAATTTTAAGTCTATTTCGCTTATTAGACTGGAAAACAATAGCTTACACGGTACTCCCGATCTATTGGCTTGTAATAATTCTGGCCACTTTTTCACTATCGAACTGAAAGTTGCTTCGGGTAACAAGATTAAGTTTTCACCACACCAAATAGCCTTCCATACACGTCATCCTAAGAATACTTTTATCATGGTCCAGGCCCTTGGTCCGTGTACCGTGAAACTTTTTGAAGGATCCCGGATCAGGGAGCTTGCCGCTTGCGGCTTGACGCTTGAACCCTTGTGCTTGGGGCTTGATGCTTGTCGCTTGAGGCTTGAAGAGCTTGGCGCTTGAAGCTTTGGACCAGGTGCACGCTGATTCCCAGCCGTCGCCGGTTCTTTGCTAATGACCTGATCCTTATTCCACGCGGGAATTCTTTTAGTGTTTACCATAACTAACAGTTTTGATTGAGGCGTCCCAGCATTGTCTGCAGTCTCTGCACTCGTTGTTTTGTTTAGGGGCCGGGCAGCTGGCGTTGCTGTTAACAACCTCCGAACTGTTAGGCCAGGAAGCAGGCGCCCGCTGGTCTACCATGGGCGCACTGAACCTTATGACTAAATTGTTTGGCTTGTCCTGAAGATGGTCCTTGATCCATGCTTCACGCGTTGGCATCCAATGCTTCTTTGTAGGTGTTAACCTGCACACCTCATAAATTTTTTGTAAGTGATTTAAATTTTGAACGTCCCCTGAGTCGTGCCATCTAAAGACATCCGGCTTTTTAGAATTAATAAGTGTTGCCATTGCTTCGACCCATTGCGGGCTCTTCAATGCTGCTAATCTCCGATACTGTGCATCTTGCACAACCTTAAAAACATAACAACCTTTGAGCGCATAACAATCATAGCACACGCTGCCCTTCACCTGCTGGAGCTTGCCGCCAGTCTTGCATTCTTTGGCCGGTATACCTATTGACCAACCAGGCATTTTTGACGGTTTACTTAGGCCTCCGACCAGGGTCCACGCTTCACTTGTTTTCATTTTCTTTCTCCTTTAGTTTATAGGACACACTAACACTATAATTTTGTCTTGTCAAGCTTGTTGCTTGACGCTTGCAGCTTGCCGCTTGATGCTTATAACTTGGGCCCTGGTCCACCAGCCAGCGCCAGTGGTTAACCAGGGCCCGAATACTTTCGGACCCTTGTCTTCTACTCATCTTTTTTGTCCCATTCTTCTTCAAAGCGTGCTCTAGATCTCTCCTGGTCCTCTTTCACCATCTTAATGATAGTATCCAGGGCGTCCGCTATTCTCTTCAGGTTGTCATTTGCTATATACAAATGACCGTTTGTTTCTTTATCCATAATATACCTTTCTATATACATCCTATACTATCCCTGAACCATTGTCAAGCGTTGCTTGAAGCTTGAAGCTTGGCGCTTTTTGCTTTCCTTCTTTAGAATGATTTTTAGAATCATTCTAAACTGGCAATTATTAGCAGGGCCTACAAAGCATACTCTTAAGTTTTAGTGGTTGCAGTGTGAAGATCACACGAAGCGTAACTAATAACCTTTATAGGTCCAGCAAATAATGACTGATCCCAGGACCCTCTTCACACAATCGGATCTGCAGACCGAAGCACTAATAGAGTCCAGGGATCAGTAGCAGGATCCCGATATTCAGGTTGCCTGCTAATGATCAGATCAGGGGAATTTTTAGGGTATCCCCTGAACCTAATTTTTTATATCACCTAAACAGTATAAAAAACATAAATCAAATATAGTCCTTGACTATCCTATTGTCAAGTGCTAATTATAA